CTTGAACCAACTCGTAATGAAGATGCTGATGGTTCGCTTTGGTCAACATTTAATTTACTTCAAGAAAAAGTAATTCATGGAATGTTTGAGTATAATTACGGAGTTAAAACCCGTAAAGTTCGTAAAATTAAGAACTTCGCTCAAAACCAAAAAGTTAATCAGGAATTATTCAATATGGCACTTGAGTATGTAAGTTAATTATTTAGTTAGATTAATACCCCCTATATTGGGGGTATTTTTCTATATTTATAAAAAAAAACATGTCCACATATACTCCGGAACAGTTAAGAGAAGGAATAAATATTACTTCATTAAGTGGCTCAAAAACTCTTCAGTTTACTAATCCAAGTAGTGGTTCATCTTATTTTGTTATTGAGCAAAATACTAATATAAATTCAGATGGTTCATATACTGCAAGTATTATTGATTATACTTCGGGTTCATTTAGTAATTTTACTAATATAGTTGAAAATGGAATAGTACAGAATAAATTTAAATTTGGAGTTGTAGTCCCTTCAGAAAATTCCTCTGTAATATTTACCCCTACTTCGGGTTCGGAAAGTGGAAATATTAAATTAAGGGGTACTGGTAATTATACTTGTAGGTTATCTCCCTCTGAAAGTATTGTTACGGATAGTCTAATTTTCAGAGCTGATGCATCGGATTTATTTAGTTATTCAGGAACTGGTACTACATGGACTGATGTAGTTAATGGCAATAATGGAACTATTAATAATGGAGCAGCTTATACGGCATCTCAGGAAGGATATTTTGTGTTTGATGGGGTGGATGATCAAGTAGATTTTGGTAATCCCGCCGTCTTTGAGTCTTACCCACTATCAATAGATGTATGGTTTTATGCTGATATTACAGACTCAAAAAATGATGGTATTATTACTAAGGGAACCACGCGTGGAAATACAACTCAAAGAAATTTTGATATTTTTGGTAATGGAACAAATTTAATTTTTGTTATAAGTAATAATTCATCTTATATAGTTAATATTAACGGTACCTATCCAGCTCTAGAACAGTGGCATCATTTAGTTTGTATGTGGGATGGAACCACTAATACAAACGGTGCTAAAATGTATTTAAATGGGAGTTTATTTGCTCAAGGAGATGCAAGTGCTACCAATTTTGCAACAGGAAAGAATATTTTTGCGGGAGGCAACAGGTCAGGATTTTTTCTAGATGGAAGAATATCCGCAATAAAGATGTATAATAAAACATTAAGTGCAGCGGAGGCATTACAAAATTATAACGCAACAAAAGATAGATATGGACTCTAGAACTTATGTAATAGTAAATACATCTGATTTAATATTACTTAATTATGATCAGTTATTAACAACAAGTATCGAAACAACGATACAGAACGTTAGTGGAGATAAAGCAATTGTAAAATATACTGGAGATATACCTAGTACAATTAATTCTTTAAATAATAAAACACTATACACACACGAAGAGATAATACCCATAATTGAAAGTAATGAGTGGAAATCCGAACCTAGTCCTCCTTAAATATAATAATTAATTATTTAATATTAACTCATGGCTCAAGAAGTAACAGAACATCTTTATTTATTAAATAAATTAGCTGATTTAGCTAATATGAAGGATGATTTATGGAAATATCATCCTGATAATCCCAGAAAAATTAATGTAGAACAAGAATATGCTAAAATATGTGTTGAAATTGAAGCTCTTGAGGGAACATTAGCCACTTTACATCAATAATGTATTTATAAACATGAATATATCCAAAATTTTTTCTTTATTTTCTAATAATGAGGAATTAGATGGTACTCCTATTAATATAACCTCATATGAGGATTTTACAGCTACTCCCATTTTTTGGGTAGCTATGTTTAGAAAACTTATTAATGGTTATAAAAATGTAGGAGGTAATTTTATAGATAATATTGTAAAAGATGATATCTCCCTAGATTCTGATGATATTTCTAAAGCCTACGAATTTTTAACCTTTACTAGGGCTATGAATTATATAAGTAATATTAATTTAAGTGAACCTATACATAAAGAAGCTTTATTAAGGTATAAGGGAGAATTAATGGATATGGCATTATATGAGTCACTTTTATTTTTTGAAGGTATAGAAGAATATGAAAAGTGCTTAACTCTTAAAAAAATTATTGATTTTTATAAAAGCTCTTCACAAAAAACGTGATTCCCCCAAATATTTTTCGTACCTTCAGAACATGTTAATGAAACATAATAACTTATGAAAAAAAATAGGTGTTAAAGGTTTCAAAATTATAAAATTAAACTATGAGAAATAGAGAGTACTTCTTTCGCAAACTACAGTCTATTCAGACTAAATTGACAGTTATCAATAATATGGTTTCTACTAATACTAATCCTAGAGATATTAAAAATGAATTAGGTAATATTAATGATATTGTAGAGGATATAGCTACCCAGCTTGAACGTGAACCCTTAGATGGTAGAGAACTAAATAATACATCTAATTTACGTTAATATATGAATTTAACAGCAGAACAGATTCAGTCTAATTGGATTGAATTTTTAGGTAATATCGAAAAGTATATTACAGGAGAACGTCAGAAAAAATTACTTGATTTCTATAGAAAGTATGAGGAAAGAATTTCTCTAATGCCCGCGGCTCATAAAAAAGAATATCATAATTCATTTCCAGGGGGTTATGTAGACCATGTAAATAGGGTTGTAGCTGCGTCACTTAAAATTTATGATGTATGGTGTGAATTTGAAATGGATAGATCTACATTTACTATAGAAGAACTAGTATTCTCGGCTATTAATCATGATCTAGGTAAGATGGGGGATGAAAATAATGCATCATATATCCCCCAGACTGATAAATGGAGACGTGAAAAGTTAGGTGAAGATTATATGTTTAACAAAGAAGTACCATTTTCTTCGGTTCCGGATAGGGGTTTATTTATGTTACAGTCCCATGGTGTTACTTATACATTTAATGAAATGTTAGCTATTCAAACACATGATGGTTTATATGATGATGCTAATACTAAATACCTAAAATCATTTATGCCGGAACAAAAACCACGTACTAGCTTACCTTATATCTTACACCAGGCTGATTTAATGGCTGCTAGAATAGAATTTGAGAAGGAATGGTTACCTAAATTTAATTCTACCTCTTCTCCTTTACCTACTAAGTCCAATACTTCGGCTAAGAAAAAAGCCTTATCATCGGTTAGTAGTTCGGGACTAAAAAATATGTTGGATAATTTATGATTAGTTATATTATAATAGGAGTATTAGTTATTTTATTAGGGGTATTAGGGTATACTACTCTTAATTTATTACGTAAAAATGAAACTGCAGAAGACCTTATTATAGGTTATTTAGGTTATTTAGAAAGGTTATCACAAGTTATTGAACTAACAGATGAAAAATTAAAAAAGTTAGACAGTAGAGGTTCTTTTAAATCGGACGATGAAATAGGTTTTTTCTTTAATCAGGTTATGGAATTACAAAAAATTCTAAACGAATTTAATATCAAAACCTTAGATCAGGATGGACCGGATAATAGCCAAACATAAAGCCCAAAAACAAAAAAGAAGATATTTTACTAAGGACACTGAAGATGCAATAGTTAGATATAATAGGAGTAATAATCCAAAGGAAAGAAGTGATATTTACGAGGGTTATATCCATTGGCCCTTCTACAAACTTACGGAGAATATAATTCACACCTTTAAATTTTACAATACTGATGTAGAGGATTTAGAGGATTTACAACATGAAATAATTACATTTCTTCTTTCTAAAATACATTTATTTGATCCTTCTAAAGGTGCTAAAGCCTATTCTTATTTTGGTACTATAGTAAAAAGGTATCTTATAGTATATAATGAAAAAAATTACAAAAAATTAATTAGTAATTATTCATTAAGCCAAAATGATGATTCACCTAATGATGATTCAAACTCTATTACTTCCCACCCTAAAATGAAATATGACTTAGATTTAGAATGGGGAGATTTATCTTTTAACGGTTATACACCTAAGGATAGATTATCATTATTTATGGATTATTATATTGATTATTGTTCTAATAACTTAAATAATTTATTTCCCAAACCTGAGGATGCAAAGGTAGCTGACTGTATTTTAGAATTATTTAGAAAAAGAGATAATATAGATGTTTTCAATAAAAAGGCTTTATACATTTATATTAGAGAGATGATGGATGTTAAAACACCCCAAATAACTAAAAATGCTAAAATATTATACTCCATTTTTGATGAAAAGTATGAAAAGTTTAATAAATTAGGGGGATTTTAATAATATTTAATCCTTTATATATTTATAAGAAAAATGGGGTTATTGGATTCCATAATATTTAAGGATAAAAAATTTTCCGATTTGTTGGAAGAAATCTATGATTTGCAACAACAAAAAAATACCCAAGTAACTGCTTTAATACAAGAATTAAAACCTTTAGTACAAGAAATAGGTGATGCTACTTTAATAGTTCCTTTAATTAAAGAATACCTAGAAATTAGCATTAAAAATAATGAACAGTTAGTTAAAATGGCAGGTATAGTACAAAGGACTTTGCAATCTAGTTCATCAGGTGACGAATTTGGTTTATCAGATGAAGAAAAAGAACAATTACTTCATGGTTTAGAAGGTACTATAAAAGAATTAACACAGGGGGATGGCAAAGAGTAGAACAGGTTTATCTTCTTTAATGACACCTACAGTAACTCCTACAAAAAAAGGAGGTATTTTCTCTGCTAGGGTATTATTAACTATGTATGATGAAACTAGTGATCCATATTTATTTTCTCAAATAGGAGCTTGGTCGTCCATAGGAAGTATTTTTTTTAAAAAGATGACTCAACAGGCGGGTGTGGCTGTAGATGTAAATAATATAGCAAAACCTCTTTTTCCTAATTTTAAAAATTACCCATTAAAAGATGAAATAGTTTATGTAATAGCCTTACCTGACGCTAACGCTGGGGAAGATCCTAATGATATTACCTATTATTATTTCCAACCCATAAACTTATGGAATAGTAACCATCATAATGCTTTACCTAATCCCCTTATTAATGATGCTATTCCCGAATCTCAAAAACAAGATTACCAACAAACTATAGCCGGAGCTGTAAGAAGAGTAACTGATGGAAGTACAGAAATAGATTTAGGTAATACCTTTATAGAACGGTCCAATATTAAACCTCTTCA